AACCCTAACGCATCTGGTGGTGGTAATGCTAATAATGATAGATTACGTGTATATGGTAACGGTACTGGCGGTACATATGCTGGATTCCATCACTTCTTATACAGTAATGCTATAACTATACCAACAGGTCACGATAGATGCCAAATATATATTTCAAGTATATATACTAACAACAACGGATACCGTTACAACCAAGGTAATACTTGGACAACATCACAGCCAAGTGGTAACTCACATGGTTCTGGAGCGTTTGGTGCACGAAACATGGGTTCTCATGGAAGTGGACTACAAACTTATGATGTTCCATCAACTCATCAAGGTGTAACTAGATACTTCCAGATGTTTGTATTTGGTGGACAGAACGGTGTACAGTATCAAGAAATTACATTAATTAAGACATATAACCAAAATAATCCATAATGGATATACCGACTATAGATATACCTCCAGTACCTAGATACGAAACAATATCTATACCGCTACCTACAGCTGAGGTTCCCAGTTATGTCCCTCTAGTAGTACCTCCTAGCGATCTTAGAGAGCCAGAGGGTACACAACCAGAGACTACAGAAACTGTGGAATCAACGCCCCCACCGAGCTTAAATATACCTTTTATTAATGCAGAGGTTCCTTTACCTACTGCAGATACGGTAGTAGTTGCAGGTTATGCAGCAGTATCAGCTGTTGCTGTAACTACTTTTGCTCAACCTTTTTTCGATACTATAAAGAAAAAACTACAAAAGTTATTACAAGGTAAGATAGACAAATGGAAGAAAAGAAAAAAGGATTAGTCAGTAAGTTAAAAGATATTGCTGAAGATAAAGAACATCAAATAGAAATCCTAGGTACTTTTGTTCGACTAGGCGTAGTCGTTTGGTCTGGTTTTATTATTACCATGAACTACGTAGATATTCCTATGGTTAAGAAAGCGGGAAACAGCGATATTACTTTTGTGGCCAGCGTTTTTACGGGAGCACTAGCTACATTCGGTCTTACTACTGGTAAGAACGGAAGTAGTAAAACACCTACAAATTGCCCTATGATGGCAAAGAAACAAGACCCTCCAAAAACATGAAAAAACTAATTCTTGTTTTAGCTTTGCTAATACCTGCAGTAGCTAGAGCAAATACCGTCACGCCACAATTTACCACAGGGTCGATGAACAGCACGACCACCACAACCCAGACTATAACTGAAGTTACGCAGAAACAAGTATTTGGAGCGGAAGTGTCCACTTGGTCTGGTACTAACGTTACTCCATCTGCTGATATAACAGCAACTGGGACAACATTTAGTGTTACAGATAATACATTACCTTGGACACTAGAAACAACTACAAGATCTGCTGGATTAGTAGAACAATGGGATATAAACACAACCTATACAATAAACTCCACTACAAACTCCTTGTCTGTCTTTTCACAGTAAGTTTACCAGTTTTAGCTGAAAACGATAATGTAAGTAACCCAGTGGCTGCAGCTACGGGAAATGTCACAAATCAGGCAATACAATTCCAAAACAATGGTAATGGTTCCAGGCAACAGTTTGGTTCTAACATAAGTTGTAATGGCTCTACTATGACATTTAGCCCTTTTTATATGGGTAACGATACACAGCCACAGACAGAAGATGGATATGTAATCTCAGAAAATTGGGGGTTTCAGATTAATTTCTCAGTACCCCTAAATAGAGATTTGACTAGACAATGTCAAGAAATAGCAGCTCGACAAGAAGAGAAGATGCAACTTGACTATGAACTTGTCAGAGCACTTAAATGTGCAGAATTAATGCAAAAGGGCTTTACGATACGCCCTAATACTCGTGTTTATCACTTGTGTTCAGACATCGTACCAATTCAATCATTATTACCGAAGTAACATGTTAGCACTAATCAAACCACTCGTCCTTACTGGATTAAAAAGCCCAAAATTTAAACAGTTTGTCGTAGATTTACTACAAAAATTAGTAGAGTCAACTGACAACGAGCTTGATGATAAGGCACTACAAATAGTTAAAAAAGGACTAGACATTAAATGAAAAGAGCAGGAGAAGAACAGTTTAACGAATTACATAATTTAGTTACAACTGAGCTTATAGACAGAATACGTAGCGGTGAAGCTACTACCGCTGACCTAAAAGCTGCTGCTGATTGGCTCTATAAAAATGATATAACAGGTGTAGCGTTTGACACGTCACCATTATCTCAACTAGCAGACATTATGCCTAATGTCGATTTTGACACAGTACAAAAATCAGTAATTAGAAATGGCTCCTAGACGATTACCACGTAAACAACTTAAACGAAGTGCAAGAAACTACAGGGATAACCCCGCATCCAGAGCAAAGAAAAACGCTTACAACAGAAAGCGTAACAAATCCAAAGAAGCCATTGCCTACAGAGTGGAACTTAAAAGAGCCCGTAGAAAAGCGGGGGCAGAAGGTAAGGGCGGTAAGGATTTTTCACACACTAAGTCAGGAAGGATAGTACGTGAAAGCGTTTCAAAAAATAGAGCACGAAATCGTGGTAGAAAATGACACCATTACTTCCTACATATAAAGATTACACACAAAACTTAATAGTCATGACATCAACAGACGCTAAAAAACTCTGGAGAAAAGCTATTAAGGAGGCAAACAACTATGAATGTATTTACTGCGGAGAAAGACACAATGAATTTGATCTTACCATTGACCATGTACGCCCCAGATGTCTGGGAGGTAGTCACATGTCTAAAAACTGCGTACCTGCGTGTAGACGATGTAATCAAGAAAAAGGAAGTATGAACTGGTTAGTTTGGTTTAGGGATAACTTCCCACCAAACCCATTAAGAGAAAACCTAATATTAAATTGGATTAGTGAACAAACTATTTAACCCAAATAAATTATTATTACAGGAACTCAAAGACATTGCATATACTACACCTAAGCCCTTACGTTGGGCTATGGTGTGGTTTCTGCTATGGATAGAACCTAAATACATAGAATACAAAGCTAAAAAAGCTGTTGACGATGCTGTTAAAGAGTATAACAAACTATGTGATTTTTGTGAAGAATGGCGTGATGAGCCTAGTGTAAAAATCATACCTTCTGAAGTAGAAGGATTAAACGATATGAGTATTAACTATGACAGAGACACCGAACCCGAATGTGACATCTAATGATGAGGCGTTGCTAAATGCAGTTGACGATTTCTTGATGGAACATGAAAAATTTAGAGAAAATGCTTACCAAATAGAACAGAAAGATGGCACTTTAGGTAACCCTACTATTGGTTATGGTTTTGAATTTTATGGTGATGAGCAGACTAGAGTACAAATGGGTGAAACCATGACTAAGGAGGAAGCAAAACCATTATTGAGGCAAAAGACTCAAATGATACATAACTTTCTTAAGAAGTACCCTACATATAATGAAATGTCTATGAGAGAGCAAGTAGGTATTATATCCTTTGCTTTTAACAACGGTATGAATGTATTTGATGACCCTGTAAATCCTAATATACGTGCAGCCCTAGACAGTGGCAACATGCAGGATATACAGTATTGGATGCGTCAGTTTATTAGAGGTGAGAATATGCAAGTTATGCCAGGGCTTATGAATAGACGTGAAGCGGAGATACAGTTTATGAATGACAATCAAAAATTGTACAATCCATTTGGAGAAACTATAAACGTAAATCCTACGTCAGCATCTGAAACAACTAGCCCATGACAATAGAAGAACAACTCCAAAAAGATTTTAGGTATTTTCTTACCGCTGTTTGGACACACTTAAACCTACCCGCTCCTACTAGAGCACAACTATGTATCGCTGAGTATTTACAACATGGCCCTAAAAGATTACAAATCCAAGCGTTTCGTGGCGTTGGCAAGTCTTGGATTACTGCTGCATTTGTTCTTTGGACTCTTTTCAATGACCCTAATAAGAAAATTATGGTGGTCTCCGCAAGTAAAGACAGAGCAGACAGTTTCTCCATCTTCTGCCAAAGACTAATATTAGAAGTACCTTGGCTATCACAATTAAAACCGAAGAACGATGACCAGCGTTGGTCACGTATATCTTTTGATGTTGGGCCAGCTGCACCACACCAAGCACCCTCAGTTAAGTCTGTGGGTATAACAGGACAGCTTACAGGATCAAGAGCTGACCTTATGGTACTCGATGATGTCGAAGTACCTAACAACAGTATGACGGAGCTACAACGTGAAAAACTTTTACAACTTGTTACTGAATGTGAGTCTATTCTTACTCCTAAACGTGACTCTCGTATTATGTTTCTTGGGACTCCTCAAACGACATTCACCGTCTATAATAAGCTAAGAGAACGTAGCTATAGACCTTTTGTATGGCCAGCTAGATACCCCCGCAAACTTGCTATGTATGACGGGTTATTAGCCCCACAGCTAGTTGAGGATCTCGAAAAGAAAGACATGGCTTGGCAGCCTACAGATACAAGATTTAAAGAAGAAGATTTACTAGATAGAGAAGCATCTATGGGACGTAGCAACTTTATGTTGCAGTTTATGTTAGACACTACACTGTCTGATGCAGAAAAGTTCCCATTAAAGTTTGCAGACCTTATAATTACACCCGTAAACCCCACTCATGCACCCGAAAACATCATTTGGTGTTCTAGTCCAGACAACATAGTCAAAGATTTACCTTGTGCGGGGCTCCCAGGAGACTATTGGTACAGTCCAATGCAAGTACAAGGAGATTGGGTTGAGTATACAGAGACTATATGCTCGGTAGACCCCTCTGGAAGGGGCTCAGACGAGACTGTAGCATGCTTCTTATCACAGTTAAATGGTTTTATATATCTACATGAAATATATGCCACTAGAGACGGTTACAGTGACCGTACATTATTAGAAATATTAAGGAGATGCCGTAAATATGGTGCGAGTACGCTGCTCATCGAGAGCAACTTTGGCGATGGTATTGTATCAGAGCTATTTAGAAAACATTGTCAGACGACAAAGACAAACATCAACATAGAGGAGACTAGAGCAAATGTTAAGAAAGAAGATCGTATTATTAGTAGTCTTGAGCCTGTCTTTAACCAGCATAGGCTTGTTATTGATCCTTCCGTCATTAAATGGGATTATGCGTCTAATGAAAATGAGGCGACTGAAAATAGATTCCAATATATGCTTGCTTACCAAATCAGCAGAATGTGCAGAGAACGAGGGGCTGTTAGACACGATGACAGAATTGACTCCCTTGCCCAGGGCGTTAAATGGTTTACAGATGCCCTCGCAATCTCCGCTCAACAACAGATAAAAGACAGACGTAGAGAAGAGTGGTTAGACCATCTAGAAGCATGGATGGATGATCCTCAAGCTGAAGCTAACCATATGGTGTTGGGGTTGGATTTAGACCAACGTAAAGAAGCTAGAGGATTGGCTAGAGGCGATGATATGACTTGGATGTAGCGTAACCCCCTCATAATACACGGGGAAGTGGTGCTCCTCGTGGGTGGAAACAGCGGTCAAGAGGGAAAGATGACTTCGTCACTCTCCCTCTACTACACGAGTTACCCGCTCGTGCTACTATTAACCACCTACTACTAACTCTATAGCACCTACGTACAGTACGACCATGACGATACAGCAGTTGTGGGGTAAGATTAAGAAGAGTAGATGGTATAAAAGATTTAGATTAGCACTAAAAATTAACCGTTGGCCTCTTAAGACCTTAGCTCAAATAAGAACTGAGTTGCAAAGACAGCATCTCAACAGGATATGGAAGAAGTAAGGGGGTCTTAAATTTTGGTAAAATTGTTCGTGGGGATATATACGCCCCCGCCATTTTGGTATACCCCCTATACCGTTCCTTAATAGGTATTTATACTTATCGGTTAACCGTATTGACAGCTGGACATTTTTTTGGTACGTGCGGGGCTAGTACATTTGTACTACCACTATCGCAATGAGTATATATACCTATTGACATACCCCGCAAAGTGTGGTAAGAATTTGGCTAGTACGTTTGTACTACTTCCAGGTGAAATTGCGGGGAGTAGTACATTTGTACTATTCAGCTGCATCAGGTGGCATCTGTTAGCGTCCTATAACATAAACTTGCACTAAATGTGGAATATGTTATATTAAATATATA